AACACAGGATCTTTTAGTATTTCATCTGCTCGCAGTCCTTTCTGTTCGCGAGTTAGTTCATTCATCTTGTAATGACTTCTTCAGGATTTCAAGGTCTACCTTAGATTGGAAAGTCTCCTCGAGATCGAACTCTCTTAGTGCAAGGTCACCCGAAATCCTAGCTGTTTCACGATCATCAAGCTGCTGTTGCTTTACAGCATCAAGTTCCAACTTCTGGCTATCCAACGCCAATTTCTGTTGATCGATAGAAGTGCGAGCCTGTATATCTGCCATCTGAGCCTGTGCGAGCAACTCTTCTGGAGTCGGTGGCGGCGGTTCAGGTGGTGGTGGTTGCCAATCAACCGGCAGAGGTTTGAAGAACTGATCGGTGTCCTTGTAACCACTAATCTCCAACATCTTGGCTAACGTGTTTCTTATGTTGCCAAGCCCAACCAACGGATTGTTCGGTCCAAGTTTCTCCAATGCCTCCGTTTGCCTGATTACAACCTGATTCAGTACAGCCAGCCTTTCGTCCGTCATACCGGAGCCAAGCCCGACATTCACCGTACAATCCATAGACGAATCCCAAACCCGTGGATCTACAGGCACCCATTCGTTACGCAAACGAACTACGCGCTCACGGTCCTGATGCGTGATGATGAGTCTGAGAAGTCCCTTGAACAGACGTTTGAATCCATTCTCGGCAAACAGTCTAGCCATCATTTCCAGATGCTGTTCAGCACCACGAATCGTGGCGGTTACAGCGGCTCTGGTTGTGGATTGCAGAACATCGGGATCTAAGCCTTGGGATGCAGCGGTCTGGCCGGTGCGTGATTCTTTCATGTCATCCAGATAGGCGACCATCGGAAACGCTTCTTTCCCCAGGAACGGCACATCCAACTGCTGTACCATGCCAGGTTGGCGCATCCTGATGATTGAGCCAACTTCCGGATTCAGCACATCATCGATGTCCACCATGCCTTCTACTACACCCGTTCTCGGATAGAGCGCGAAACTCAAGCTGTCGAGCATACCACGCAGTACGGCAGACTTGATTCTCTGAATATCTTTCGTCAGATCAGCCAGATCAGACCCGAAAAACACATGGGGTTCGGGATCGCAGGCGAACATAGCGAATGGTATCTCGTCCGCTGATTCGTTGTTTACGACCTTATAGCCGTCACCCACGGTACAAACACGCCTGAGTTCAGCTATGCCGTCACCGTCATAATCGATATAGCACCACGCTTCGACGTACAATACACGCCTGCGCTCATAAGCTGATAATGGACTCATCGATGCGCGGTCATTGTATCGTGCCCAATATTCATCCGTACCTGTAAACGCAACTTCATCCGACAGATGCTCTTCCAGCATTTTCCTGTCGTAGCCTAGAGCAACCAGAGATGACACCGTAGCCATCGTCCTGTGTCCTACGATCATCGCATCATCGAGACTCGTAGCTGCTGCGTCCACCAGAAATTCTTCAGGCGGCATTGTTTCTATCTTTACACGATTACGTTTGCGCTGACGTTTGATCTCTACATCATATATTTGTGGTACAGGCATACCCTGCGCTTGCATCATTTGAGCCTGCTGCTCGTTGATACCCGGAGCTGGCCGTGCTTCCACCGATACGGCTTCGACGCCGTCTTCCTGCAAGATCAGGCCAAGCGCACCTTCGTCCAGATTCTCAAATGTGTGGGTATGCACTTCGATGGAATCGTCCCACCACCACTTTATGAAACCGCCCTTATTCATCAGCGCATCCTTGAACACACTGTAGAAAATAGCTACGGCTTCGTTGTCCTGTTGGATGACGTAGTTCAGATAATCTGTTGCCTGTTCAGCCATCGCGATATCTTCGCCGGAACGTGGCACGAACTCCACGACTTTCTCCGATCCAAAGAACACACGCATCATGGACGGCAATACGGCTTGCACGGAGTCACGCACATCACGACTGACTACCTGGCTTCTGCCGTCTACTTCGTTACCGAACGGATCGCCCTTGTAATACTTGGTTGACTCTGCCCTGATCGGGCTGATGTCATCGTCAATGTACTGAATCGCGTCTGTGATGTAGGAACGAACTGTGGTTTGCAGTTCTTCCTCCGTCATCCCGATCCCGGCTTCTGTTTCAGCTTGGTCGATGTAGGCCAATATTCGCTGCTCGCAGGAGAATAGTCCAACCGAACATATTACGATGACACCCAGGGTTCAACTACCTATAGAAAAAGCCCCGCCCGATTGGACGGGGCTCAACCCTAGACAAGGAGCTTTTGTGATGGCTGACAGGACGGACAAGTCTCTGCAAGACCACATCCCTGTATCGCGAATGTATTTGATGGTTCAAAAAAAATCTAGGGGCACCGCCTTGGTGACAGTCAAGGACTAAAGTGTTTGGTTATTTAAGTTGGGCCGTGGGAAGGTTCCACTAGCCGAACCCCCTAGACAATTCCCGCTATCGCTCTTTTGATTCTACCCATGTGTCTACCGGAACGTCCCATCACGGTTCCGGCATCCGAGGCGAACGTAAGTACGAACGCATCCGCAGAATCAGGACTCGCGACTCCTCGTTTCTTCAGATCGGATTTCGATTCAATTTTCACTCTGCCACTAGATGTATAGTTATACCGTACAGTTGCAAGTTCTGCTTTCAGGCGATCATCACCCGGCAATCTAACATCCCGTCCTTCCAGCCAATGCTTGGCTTTGTACCAAAGTTCCGCTCTAAGATTCAAATAGTGCTTCCCCATAGCAGGACTTTCGCTCACGTTGATCGCATAGGCCGGTAACTCGAGTTCCCTGAGTCTATCGGCTACACCCGCACCCAGACCGATAGCATCCACGAAAATCTCAGCCGGTTTTTCAAGGCATGAATCATATTCGGCCTTGATCGCTCCTGTAAGCTGCATCGTGTCCAAGCCTCGCCACAATCGAACGGGTTCCGTGATCGCGTTCCCTTTTCGCTTACAAAGTGCTGATGAATCCGCACCGAACCGTGCTACGTCCACACCCCATATGGTAGGCCCGAAACTAGTAGGCTCCACATCACGATTGATTGCAGCCACGATCAGTTCCTGTGGTATGACCGTATCATCGTCACCCCGTGGGAATTCTCCGAGAACACGTACACGGTAGGTGTTGGATTCCTCACCATAACGTAGCCGACACTCTTCTATGTACTCGTTTGATACACGATCCGTTGTTTCGCACGATACATGAAACGTAGTCCACCTTTCTGCCAGCTTGTGGAACGTGTCATAAAAGTAACCACTCGAGCGAACAGGGTTACCAGCGAGTACCATCGTAGCATGATGAGCAGACATCGAACCCCCGGCAGCTTCGTATACCTGTTCCGGTACACCACTCGCTTCGTCTGCTATCAGAAGAACGTGTTCGGCGTGGACACCCTGTAGTGCATCCGGCTTTTCAGCTCGGGAAGTACGAGCTGAGATAAAATTTCTTTCCGGGTCTTCTTCAAATTCGATTCTGTCCGCACGAATAATGTACATATCACGAAATTCCGGGTCAGATTGCTTCAGCCAGGATTTCGCTTCAGGCAATAGAGCGTCATGTAGCTGGGCAGAAGTAGGTGCGGTAACTATGACTTTCGCATTGTGGTGAACAGCGAGCCACCATAGTGCCAGCCACGATAAGCAGCTCGTCTTGCCGACACCGTGCCCGGACCTGATGCTGATACCACGCTTTTGCTGTGATACCGCATTCATCACATCAGTCTGCCACGGATCAGGGTCTGCACCTAATACCGACCTGACGAATACAGAAGGCTCTTCCTTCCATATATCTATAAGCTTACGGTGTGTGTGCTTCAGTGAATCAAAATCCACTAGTGCTTCACATTCGCCTTGAGGGCTTTCAGGTGGCGTTTAGCCGCTTGCAATGTTCTGTGTGTCTTGAGTGTGCGCCATCCCTGTGGACGCTTCACCTCGATCCGTTTGCCTCTGATCCGATACGGCATCTACTTCTTCTCTCTTTCTCGTCTTATTGCGCCAGTTCCAAGAAGGGCACCAGTGCCATACAAAAGGTTTGCGCTTCCTGCTTTAGCTGGATCAAACGCAGCCCAGCGAGATCTGACGTTTTTAGAATCAAATACAACTTGGTGTTCGATAGTCTTTCCAGTAGGAACCGACCCACTCCCTTCTACCCATTTCATTTGAGGGCGTGTGATAATTATACCATCATATCCAGCTTCTATCGCAGCTTCCTGTGCCTGTCTGTCTGTCGCACCCTCTTTACCAAATCTTTTCCAAAACTCATCTGGCTCTGTGATGCGTAAAGGGTTTTCTAATTTAATTTTGAGAGGCATTATCCGTGGTGCGGCACCCTCCACCTTCCCAGTTATATTCGCATATCCCGCAGCCTCATCAGCGTGTGATGTGGTATAAATACCAGGACCAAACTCTCCTGTTCTACCAGGCTTAAATTCAGTGATCTCTTCCGGCACACTAGTACCGTGGTAGACATCTTTGTCAAACCCCATTTCTTCAGCCCGTTTCAAGCGGCTGGCCTCGTCCATCGGTAGTTCGTCTGCAATCTTCGTTCCACGTTGCACGATCTTTCTCAGTGTAGACCCAGCAACAGCCGGAAGTAGCAGTCCACCAGCAGCCCAACCCATGCGACCAAGGTCGCGATCCTGAAAACCAGCGGCGAAGTCTGCTGCATCTATTGCAGTGCCCATTGGTTCAACAATAGAAGCACCTATAAGCCCGGCTGTTCCAGCCCCGGTTTCCGGCTCAAGCAATCCACGAATACGCTGCCAAGTGCTTGGTGCGTCCTGAAGTTCCTGCTGACGTTCCCGTTTTTTACGATCCCGTTCTGCTAGTTCTTGGACGCGCCTACGTTCCTCTTCCGAAGCATACCAGGGTCCCATTGTTTGATACGGCATCTAACGTCTCAATGCTTTACGCATCTCCTCAAGCTCCCTATCACTGATCGACCCCTTAAAGCTACCCAGATCCGAAGAATCTCCAGACGCATGGTCCCGTGCCACCTCTAACTCCCTATCACTAATCGCACCCTTGAATCCTGATACATCAATGTCTCCAAACACCTCTTGATTAGCCTGCGTGGTACGTTTGGTCATGCCCAGTATTTTTTTGAGCTTCTTGAATTTGCCGTTTGCCATCATTCCTCCTGAAGTACGGATGCTCCTCCAAGGTCTCAGCGCAGAAGACACAGGTCAACCAAGCATCCGTGACAACCTGTCTCTGACTACAATTATCGCAGACAATCCAGATGTCCATATCTGCCCCCATATAAGCTGTTTTTATTCTTTTTATGTATTGTTATTGGCCCAGAGCTGTACCAAGCCCCCGTACCAAGCTAACTACCAAACAATACAAAAGTCCATATATAACAACATACATAGAACAAACAGAACCGTTCCAAGCCCCCGTTCAAAGCTCCACCTATACAGAAACCTTCTCCTGCTTTTTACGAATACGCTTCGGAGTAGGTGGTGCGATAGTAAAGTTTTCTGCCATGACAGTGATCATCTCCGAAGCTTCAACCATCAGTTTCCGGTCAAGTTCTCCGTAAGGCAAAAACCTTGCACGGCCTTTCAACTTCTCTGCTAACTCCAACATCTTCTCTTTTTCCAAGAACCCTCCAAGTCAAATCCAGTAAAAATTTTGGGGAATTTTTCTGGTTCACGCAATAGTAACCCGGACAAACCTAAACTGGGACCAGCCTAGTTTGGGTTCAGAACTAGAACCGGATTTAGGTTCGATTAACTGGTTTGGTGTGTGACGACCCGCACAAGTTCATGCCCCGGCTCTGACTTGAGGGGGGGTCAAATAGCTTTTTGAGCAGGTTAACATAACATCCGACTTCCCGTGTACGCGCGATAGGTTCACCTATGGCAAAGGAGGAACCCCTAGCCCCATCTACCTACCTATCTTTGGCTCGAGCCCGTTAAACGGCCATTCTGAACGTCTGAAGCGCATTCCCTGCTTTGCATATGCCAGACAATCCCCACAACACAAGAACCTATAAGGGCTCGCGATATGTTACGGGCTCACATTCCAAGTCATAGCGCATCTGCAACGGGCAACGGGCAAGCTTGACGCTAAAGGGTCACCACTACCCCGAGCCCCGGAAAAACAGACACCCCCCCCTATAACCAGTGACGCAAAAAGCCCCGGCCTATTGACCGGGGCTAGATGCTACGCGCTACCGTCAAAGCTAGTCAGTGTTCGCGTTCTCCTCTTTAATTCTCGCATTAAACTTCTTCCGGGTTTCCATTCCCGGGAATCGCTTTCTGTTCGCTTCCATAATTTTTGCGTTCGCTTTCTTAACTGAGGCTTCTTCCAATCGGACTAACCTACGGTAGTGTACCTGTCCCTGTTCGAAGGTATCTTTTCCCGCCACATAATCCGCACAATGCTTTTTGTACCGTTTCCAAGCTTCTTCTATTGTCATTGTCATTATGCTACACCTCCCAGTATTCAGCGTTGCGAGTAACAACGTACAGCGTCAGCACATTCCAGAAGACCAAGAATAAGCCGAGGCTTACGAAGTCCCCTAGAGATCCACCTAGGCCTATTAGAGCCCATTCGTCTATAAGCACTCCCACAGTACCAGACGGTCCCGGCACTAGGAACATGATAAACAACCAAATCAGGAAACCGAACATTCTAACTATGCTAGTCATTTCGCCCCCTTACGCTTCAGCTCTACAGCGTCAGTGATGCCAGCGAAGTAATGCGCGGTAGCTACTTCGGAACCAACTAACTCGGCAGGGAAAAACGCTAACAATCCCATACCCCCGGCATCCGTACCCGTGAGCATCCAACATACAAACTCCTCCCGCTGTTCATCGTTCATCTTGCGCCATGCGTTTTTACCATCCGCCATTCTGCGCGGGTGCCCGTCCGGTATCGTATTTAGTTTGTTTCCGTTCCGTTTCATTTCATGCGCTCCTAACGTCTAGGTTAATAGGTCCCACAACGTCTACGTCTACGGTCCAGCCGTTGACCCGGACAACGTCCCCGGTATCTAGGCAAGTACCATAAAAAACACCTTCCAAATCTAGCCCATATTCGACCGCTAAGTTTAGATCCGAGCCCCGAGAATCGTCTACCCAAATCTCAAGTAGCTCATTAAACGGCCACCGCTTCCCGGCATTGTCTACCCGTTGAAACTCGGGGCGATCATGCGCGGGGTTCTTGCATATGTTCCGGCATTCACACACCGGAGGATCTAATCGCCATACTTTCATTGTCTAATTCTCCTAGTGTTTCGGGTAGGAAATGTTAGCTACTGAGGGTGTCCAGCAAGCCCGACAATCCCGGCACTTGCCCCCCTGCTTGCTCGCGGGGCATAGATGCCCTACGGGCTCGCTATCGCGGTGTACGGTGCTTGTGTTCGGGTAATTTCCCGGCCTTTGATCAATCATATTAGCCGAGACCCTCACAACTAGGTTAGAAGGGAATCCGCCAGGGTTCTTTTTCAGCCAACCCCGAACGAAACCGTTTTCCCGAGTAGGTAACCAATGCGAAGTTTCCGGGGTGCGTCTTGAGACCTGTACGATGCGGTCAAGATGCTTTTCGCTTTGCAGGTCTCCAGAATCATGCCAGCGAAAAAATTCATCGCCATTAATCGCGGTGACCATATTGTCTACCCAATACTTTTTATCCAGCGTTCCTAGCCGTCTTTTCATTGCCGTCATCACTGCCGGGAATCGGATATAATTGCCTTTGCAAGCGTAGCAATCGGAACAGACGCTTCCGGGTATACCCCGTAGCTTGCTCCCCGTTATACAATCTTCCGCAGGAGTAGAGTAGGCATGTCCAGGCATCTTAGACGGTGCGGAGAATCCGCCCACATACGTACGGGCTTGTAGTACCCTACCCATTATGCTATAACCCCGCGCTCGCGCATATCGGCCATAGCCGACGGCTCACAGTTAGTAAAATCACCCGCCAGTATAAGCAGAACGGAACGGGGGAATTTTTCCCAATATTCTACGGTGCTGTATTCATGCGGATCGGAACCCTCATAAGCTTGCGCGATAATGTCCAGAATATGTTTATCGCTGAATTGCTCCACTACGCGCAATTCGTACCAAGTACAGTCATAGGTTCCATGCCCCGGTATCCAGGTTTCCAGCTTTAGTTCTGCTTCCTCGCGGTCTTTAAACATCTTCCCCCCTGTACAGAGAAAAAAGAAAAAAACGATACGGTCGAAAATGCATATGCGCAATAGTAGAACGTGCGCAAGCGCGTAATACGAAAAGCGAACCCGCGCAAGTACCCCCCATAAAATCAGCACACC